GTATTTGCTGGTACAGTGAACACACCAAAGAAATCGCCACGTTCATTAGATTCAATCGAACCGGTACTTGAACCGATAGAGTATGTTTCTTTATCTGGTAAACCAACAACTGAAGCTACTGCTATAGGTGTTGCAAGTGTTGCTACTTTTGTTGATCCAACATAATCTGAAATCACAGCTGACTGGCCAGCACCTGTACCAGATGTTATATAAATCGTTAAACCATTGTAAAAATCATTTACACTTGATGCTAATGGTGATAATTGTATTGATGTAAGAGATGTTGAATCTTTTAATGTGCCACTATAGTGTTCACTTGAGTTACTAAATTGTGTTGCAACAACACTACCCGAAGCAGTAGATGACTGATAAACACCTGATGCATTGAAGAATCCATTTTGTAAAGCTAAACCATTATTGTATGTGGTTGTCTTAAAGTCATTTGAAACATATAAACGAATCTTGGTTGTATCTGTGTAGTTGTACACACCTTCAACTTTACCTGTAGGTGTGAATGTACCGGCTGAATAGTAACCAATAATGTCGCCAGCTTTAAATGTGCCAGTCACGGATGCAACTTCAATTGTATTCAATCTACGAACATAAGAATCAACACTTACATTATCAAAGAAAGCATATAACTTGGTTTTAATTAACAGGTTAGAAGCTTTAATCATAATCTGCTGTGGTTTGATCCACGGCAAAATACTAATATCATTTATGTAACCATTATTCAATGAATAGGTGTTATCTATTTTGTTGTATGGTCCAAGTAAATTAGTTTGTTGTTCTTTAAACTTTGTCAGGTAAGTTGAAGAAAGTGTGGAATTTTGTATTGTTGTTTGTTGTAAACCGGTTGATCCACCTGTCCAACCAACACTATTAGATACTGTTGCCCAGGGGCTAGATGTTTGTGACTGTAAACTTGTTGCTGATGTTCCGGGAACTGTTTGCCAATCACCAAAAGATAATGTGTTGTTTACATTACCTCTTTGATATATTTGCAAACTAGGATCAACAACCAACAAAGCGGGTGAATATGTTGTATCAACCCAATTGTCCATGTTTGGAGACAACGACAAGCTACCTTTTGAAAAAGGTGTATTGAATGGGTTCACATTGGTTGTTCTGCTTGCCAATTTTTGTGATACTATAATGCTTGTGGTATATGGCAATGTGAAATAATTCACTGAACCATCTCGACTAACATTAAAATTCAACGCAGAAATTGATGATGATGTTGGTGAATTCATGTTATACACCATGGCCAAATTCTTCAATGGGAAATTTTTAACATCTTGGCCAGCCGTTAACTGTCTGGTTCTTCTATTAATGTTTGCATTGAAATCAGTAACACCAGAGTCTGAAGCGGAAAAACTTGAGAAATCATCTACCATAATACCATTTTTGAATCTATTTAATCCGTATGCATCAGAGATTTGCAATGAGTTTGCATTTTGTTCCAATGAATTCAAAGAAGTATAGTATTCAACACGGTTAATTCTTGTGTCAAGGCCAGCAATGTCAGCCATTGTGTAACGGCGGTGTTGCACTTTTTCTATAGACAAATCTGGTAATTTACCAACAGGTGACTCGGTTGTTACATATCCGGTATATGGATTGTGTGTAATGTTGGCTATTGTTAATGAGGAATCTGGCTCATTAGGTAGAATAGGGTTGATTGAAGGAGAACCCTCAACTATTTGTAGACTTCTATCTTTGGTTAAAACTAATTTATCTTTACGACCAAGATAATGTTCATAGTCACAAATAAAACTTGTTGAATCTACAGGCAATAAAATTCCAACTCTTGTGTCTGATGGATTAGAGTAACGGAAAACAAAATCTGTTTGAGCATTTTGACGGGATGGTCTAAAATCCAAACAATCTCTCAACGAATATGTTGTTCCATTTTTACTTGTGTAATCTGGAATTTCTCTATAATTTTCTGGTGAATCTGAACTGGTGTAAGATGTTTGACTGAAATAACCATCACCACCAGAATGCTTGTAGTAATCAAGGTACACAAGTAAATTGCCTGCTGGTTTAGGTGCACCAGGTTTTAATGTAATTGATGCATGGTCATAATAACCATCTCTTTGGCCATTATCGAAAACATAATTATTTGTAACATCATATGTTGAATTATTATACATTGTTGTTAATGGCAATGTACCTGAAGCTTTTGTATCAATGATTTTTACAATTCGTTTCACATCAGATAGATACAATGATTGTTTTGTTCCAGGAGCAACAACACCTGCGGCTTGTATGTAAACTTGGCCACTAGAACTTACACCATCGTCAACAAATGTGTAGGTGTTAACTTGTGTTCCATTGGTTACAACTGTTGCATTGGCCGCAGTAACTAAATTTTTAATTTTTAAGACAAAACCAGAATCGGTTGCAACAGGCACATCAACTTTAAATATGATTGTTGCTGTAAATGCGGTCAAATCTGCTGTTGTGGTTGTCAATGTTGCAACAGATAAATCACCATTCATTGAAATGGCTCTAGGAGATACTGACCAATTAACAATATCACCAGCTGCAAACTTTGAATTTGATTGGGCATTCGTCACAATAATTGTGAAGTTTTCTCTGACCAAATCTGTGCTCAAAGCCTGGCCTGCTGTACCTATATGTGAAATTTTATCATTGTAACTTGAAAGGTCCACAGTTGCAGACAGTGTACTACCAGCAACACCAAAAGGTACACCTCTAATTTCAATAAAAGATGTGTAGATTGCATCGGTAATATCAGAGACAAATGGTAAACCTATTGGAAACAATAGTTCTGGTTTATTTGGATTTTCAAAAATTGCATCACCAGAAGCTATACCATTTTGTTTTCCAGTATCATCTATTTTTGCACTACCATATACAGTATAGTTACTGTTGTTAACTTGCAACATAGATTCCGCATCAGCGGTATTAAAATTCATCACAAAAGTGGATGTATTGTCTGGTGTTACACTCCAAGACCTATTCACAGTTGCAGTTCTTGTTGAACCTACGTATGCAGTAATTGTTCTTGTTTCACCTGCATTTGTTCCTGATGTAATTGAAATGTCAACACCAACATAAGCATCATTAAATGAAGATGTTTGGCCATTTGTTCCTGGTAGAACTACTGTGGTTGAACTTGCTGAAGCAACTGTACCGGTTAAAGCTTGGTTCTGCAAATCGTACACCATTGCTTTGAAGATATGTGTATTTGCATTGGCTGTTGGTGCGCTTTGGTAATCTAAACCACGAATGTAACCTCTGGCCACCAATGTGGAATTGTAAGTTGTTGTATTGGCTGTATGTACATTATCAGTTGAAACACAATGAAAGTCTATTGTGTTTGCTGTTGTTACTTCAAATGTTTTTGAGTTGGCGCCATGCACATTTGATACAATAAAATAACTACCATAGTTAATAACTGTTGTGTCATTATTTTTTAAAGATGTTGCCCTTGCACGGTTGGAAGATATATTAACAGGTGAAGGATTCTCTACACGATAACCATGCACATATGCAAGGCCTTTACCCACACCCATTATGTACTTGTCCTCATCATCCGGATCAACTTTTGGTGTTATACTGAAATCGTTTACAATGTAATCACCATTGGTTTCGTAGTCACGCTTTGCAAAGTAATCATCAATGGCCGCATAAACTGATCCATCAACCATTTTGAAAACATTACCATCTTCAACACGAAGTAACTCAATGAAAAATTGGTCATCACCAAAGTACAATGGTTTTGATGTTAGTTCAAGACTAATAACATATCTGTCTGCACCAGGTGCTTGGTAGTTTGATGCACCGACCGCAGGATCCAACAATGACGCATCGTTTGCATAGTCATAGATTGTTTCGGTAATTTCCAAACCAACCCGTCTGGATGGTGTGTTGTCATACTTACTTAAAATGATTGTTACTGGTTCAATTTGTACAAAGTTACCGAGAACATAGAAAACACCTTTGGCAATCGAAACAACAGAAGACTCACCGGTTGAATTGTTTGTTACTGCTTGGCAAGCTTTATTTGAATTCACATCATAGATAATATCGTTGTCAGTGAATCGTGTACCTGATTTGTATACGACAACCAATGTTGGTGGATCACCTTCACCTGCGGTACCTGTTGGTTGTGCTACAGCAACAACTTTAGCTCTAATTGTTCCTGTTGCATTAGTTAACAATAAACCACTGAAATCGGAAATATCAATTGTTGCACCATTATATGTGGTTTGTAATTTGATGTAGTAACAATTGAAATTCGTGGTAATTTGGCCACCAGTTACGGGAGAATTTTCTTTGAATATGTTATTGGCAAACTTAGTAATCTGATCCTGTAGGATTGTTTGTGCCTGTGTTAATTCTCTGGCCTGTACTGCCTTACCTGGTTTGAATAAGATTCGATGAAAGTTTTTTGTATCATCGAAATCATCATAGTAAGGATCAACGTTAAAATTTAGAGCCATTTTTTTCCCTTAGAAACCTAATACAAATTTGAGTTGTTCTATTCCGTCATCACTTCTTTGAACACTTGATCTATTTTCAATATATGCCAAATATCCAGAATGTATTGCAAAATTTGGAAGACTATACGACAATACAGTCCTTGTTGATGTGGTTGTTTGACCAAAAATAGGACTATTAATTACTGGAACACCTTTTGTATTTATTAGCTTTATTAGATTGGTAGAAAGATTAAAGTATAAAACTGTTCCAGTAAATGTTGGATTGTTGGCTGGACCTTGATAAACAATCTCATCCATTTGGAATCCAATGTCTGAACCTGCCGCCACAACGATATCTGTTGTTGTACTATATGCAACACCATTTGCATATACAGGATTATACTGTTTGGTTGTTGGATTAATTATGATACCTAGTTGGTGGAAATCAATATCTGTTGGTAATAGTCCATTTTCTGTACCTTCAAACTCGCAAGTTAACATCACATGGTCACAACCTAACTCAGAAACCGGATCAAATCCATGGCCACCAACAGGTGAAGTTGATGCAGCCAGTGTACAACCATTACCAAAACCAGATTCAACTGCAACACTTACATAAGAATAATTACTACCTGGATTGGTAACAATAACATCGTGAATGACACCGTTCTGTACATTTGCCGTAGCTGCCGCACCAGTTCCATCACCAGTGATTACTATATTCACTACAGAATTGCCTGGATCATATCCTGAACCACCTTCACTCACATTAATAACATCTATACTACCAACACCGGCAGATGTAATTAATGGGTTTGGTGTGTTTGTACCGATAGCCACTGGCATCCATTCTTTGTCCATGAATTTAAGTTTTAGACCAGTATCAATTGTGTACATGAATTTCCATTTGTAACCATCTTCACCTTGGAACATTTTGTTTGCAGTATATGTACCTGGTTCAAAGTATGGTTCTACTGTTGATGGTTCATCATTATTGTTCCATAAACATTTAAAAACTTGGTCATATTTGTTTTTCACATAGAAATTATAAATTATATAACCATTTTCATCTTTTGCAAACATATCTCCATCATCTAGAAAACAATTATACAAAACACCTGAAGTCCAATCTATTCTTTGTATGACTGGTGATATGTCATTGGTCTTTATCTGTTTCACAATAAACATATTCTTGTACACCTGCTTGATTGATTTCAAGTCGGTTGCAGGAACAGGTGGGTTTACATCATCATCCCAGGCCAAAGGTTTTGCCAGAAAACAATAGAACACATTGATTGGTTCTGTCAAATATGGTGGCACCACAGCCACCGGTGCATAGTACATCAACCCTATCTGGGAAACTTTTGAACCGTTTGTGAGAATATTTTTATTTGCCATGATTTATTTATTAAGCGTGTGAAACTTTAACGAAAGTATTTGCAAGATCACCGTTAGCAACAAAGTATCTTAAATGAGCACAACTCGCCGCCGGCATGTTGAATGTTGTGTCATGTACTGTTGAATTTAATGCAGAAATACCGTGTGTAATTGTTTTTTGTGCTCCAGAAGAATTCACTAACCAAAGTTCAACAACTTTACCTGATATAAAATTACTATGTGAAACTGTTAAGTCTGCAACTAGATTAGCCTTAATCATACTATCTGTTGCATAATTAATTGTGATTGTTGTTTGGTCTCCTACTGGCAGCCTTGGTTTAAATTTGTATCCGTTGTTTGCAGAAAATAATCCAGAAACAATTAAATTACCATCAAAAATTGCACCACTTGTATTTGCTAATGCGGCCGCAGCATTTGTAAAGGCTGCTTGTGCAATCGGTTCAATAATATCCAAACGACCTGCTTGTGTGGCAGCCAAAGATTGTGCAGTGTTTGCTTTCGAGAATGCTGCGTTTGCATATTGACCAGCAGAATTAGCTGCACCAAACGCACCGTTAGCATATGTTCCAGCAGAATTGGCTGTTGTGTATGCATTGTTGGAGTTTATGAATGCACCGTTCGCAAATACACCAGCAGAATTAGCTGCACCAAACGCACCGTTGGCATATAATGCAGCTGAGGTTGCCACATTTGCAGCTGTAAATGCACCATTAGCATACAATGATGCCGAATTCGCTACACCAAATGCTGCGTTGGCATAAACACCCACTGTATTGGATGAATTAAATGCGGCATTTGCTTGTGGCCATACTTGATTATTGGATTGGCTAAAGGCAGCATTAGCTTGTATGAACGCAGCATTAGCATACAATGAACCAGAATTTGCGGTACCAAACGCAGCATTTGCCTGTGGCCATACTTGGTTATTTGAACGACTGAATACTGCATTTGCTTGTATGAATGCACCGTTGGCATACAAACTTGCAGAGTTGGCTACACCAAATCCACTGTTTGCATAAGAACTG